CGTTTGCTTTTGATTCTTCTAGTGGTAATCTTACTATCGGAACTGCCGATGGTGCTTCGTTTGTCACTACTGCAACACTTGACCCATATACAACAACCAATTTAGTTGAAGGTAGTAACCTCTATTATACTCGTGCGAGATTTGATTCTGCATTGGGTGACACTACATCTACACAAACAATCCGTGGAATGTTTAGTTCTGGCGGAGACTTGACTTATGATTCTGCGACAGGTAACTTTACCTTCGATGTAGAACAGGTTTATACCAAGTCTAACTTTGATTCTGATTTAGGTGCTGCCCTTGATGGTGGTACGGGAATCACGTATGATAGTTCAACTGATACAATTTCTATTACTGACACTGGTGTTGTCGCAGGTACATATGGTTCTGCAACACAAATTCCAGTATTTACTGTCAATGCACAAGGTCAGTTAGATAGTGCAGGTAGTGTAGCTGTTGCGGGTGTATCATCCTTCTCGTTTGATTCCGCAAATGGAAATATCTCTATTGGTACTGTCGATGGTAACACTTTCCTCACAACTATTACCCTTGACCCATATACAACTACAGATTTAACTGAAGGGACAAATCTCTATTATACAACTGTTCGTGCGGACTCTGACTTTGATGTTAGACTTGCTACGAAAACAACAGATGATGTCACAGAAGGGACTAATCTCTATTATACCACTGCAAGATGGGATGCTCAACTTGCTACGAAAACAACAGGCGATGTAACCGAAGGGTCAAATCTTTACTATACCACTGCTCGTGCAGATAGTGATGCAAAGAATTCTGTATCAGTCACCGATGCGGGTGGAGATGGTTCGTTAAGTTATAATGCGGGTACTGGTGTAATTACATATACTGGGCCGAGTTCATCTGAGGTGAGAGCGCACTTTAGTGCGACAGGTGACCTATCCTACGATTCTTCTACTGGTGTATTTTCAATTGATGTTGAGAACGTATACTCTCAAGCAAACTTTGATAGTGACTTCTTAACTAGACTGACATCACAAATTGATAGTGCAGGTATCACTACACTTACGACTACTAACGGCACAATTACTAATATTATATCCGATAGTGCGAGTATTGGCAACCTTTCTTTCACAAATCTTGCAAACACTACTTCAGATATTACTGAAGGGTCTAATCTTTACTATACGACAGTAAGAAGTGATTCGGACTTTGATGTTCGTCTTGCAACTAAGTCTACCACAAACCTTGTAGAAGGTTCTAATTTATACTATACATTAGCACGTGACGATAGTGCGTTTGATGTTAGATTTGCGATTAAATCTACAACAGACTTGACAGAAGGGACTAATTTATATTATACTACTGCTCGTCAGAACACAGACTTTGACACCAGATTAGGTACAAAGTCTACCTCAGATGTTTCTGAAGGAACGAATCTTTATTACGTAAAATCTCGTGTAGATAGTGATATTGATTCTAAGTTCACTGCAAACTCTACGTCAGACTTATCAGAAGGGTCTAACCTCTATTATACTACTGCAAGAGCAGACAGTGATGCAAAAGCGTCTCTCTTAGTCAATGACGCAGGTGGTGATGGTTCACTTACCTACGATAGTGGTACTGGTGTATTTACCTATACGGGGCCAAGTGCGACAGAAGTAAGAGCGCATTTCAATGGTGGTTCTGGTGTTACTATCAATGCAGGTGGAACGATTTCTATTGGTCAACCTGTAGGAACTACCGATGACGTAGTATTCGGTAAATCAACTATTGACTCTGCGGTTGTTGATGGAATTAACTTTAATGTTCTTACATCAAGACATTCAAATGCTGCTGGAACAGTATTCTTTGACTCAGACCACCAAAAAGGTCTGTCTGTTGTCATGGACACTCAGAACAATCCAAATCCTGATGTAACTCTTAACCTTGGTCAAGAGATATTCTTATATGTCCATAACTTAACTGGCGCTCAGATTAACAACGGTGATGCAGTATACATCTCTGGAACTGCACACGGTAAACACCCACAAGTATCTCTTGCTCGTGCGGATATGTCGTCAACAGGTAATCCTTCTGGTCTTGCGACTATGGACATTCCAGATGGCGCTCACGGTTGGGTAACAAGATACGGTATTGTCCGTGATGTAAACACTGGTAGTTTTGCTGAAGGTTCTACACTATATCTTTCCGCTGATTCCGCAGGTAAGTGGACATCAACCGAAGTTACTGTAGATACTGGATATCCTTTCCATATTGGTCAGGTTCTGACTGCTGACTCTAATGTTGGTACAATCCTTGTAGACGGATTTAGTGAACACTTTGAGTATCTGCGTATTGAAGATAGACTGAAAGTCTCAGGTAGACTTGAAGCTGACTCTGCGTCACTTCTGAATGTTCAATTTAATACTACACTGTTTGATTCACATCAACCGTATAGTGAAGGTCTGTTGTATTATGATAATGCACACAAGACTCTGAACTATAATGATGACATCACTGGTATGGTTCACGAAATTGGTATTCAAGAACACCAACGTGTTTATAATAATAGTGGTGCAACCATTAAGAAAGGTAATGCACTATACTTTAGTGGTAACTACCTATCAGGTGATATTGATGTTCCGACTATTGGTCTTGCAGACGCAACGGACGTAAACGCATATAACGCTCAAGGTATTGCTGCCCAAGATATTGCAAACAACTCTTATGGTCACTGTTTGATTGCTGGTCAATTAACCGAAGTTGATACCTCACACTTGAGTGACGGTTCAAACTTCTTCGTATCCGTGACTACGCCTGGGTCTCACCAAAACGCATCTCCGACATATCCAAACTTCCCTATGTGTTTGGGTTGGGTTGTTAAGGCTGGTGATTCAGATAATGGTATCTTACTTGTCAATCAACAGAACCACTCGGTTAACTCATTCCGTGTAAGAACTTCTGCACACATTGGTACAGACTTACAGGTTGACGGTAACTTAACGATTTTAGGTAGTCAGACCACTGTAGGTACATCTAATGTAACTCAGGGTTCTCCAATCTATCGTCTTAATGAAGGTGATGCGATTGGTGAAGCAGGAACAGTCTTTACTGGTACTGGTCTTGACGATGCCTTCTTTGCAGGTCACTTTACAGGAACTTCTTCACAAACTTACTATGTAAGAATTGATGGTGTAGGAACTGGTGCAGGTGGTGTAGATACCTTTGCTGTTGCACTTGGTAACGATAGTGCGTTTACTTCACCAGTTTTAATTAAACAGAATATTACTGGTGAACCACAACTTATTCACTCTGCCGATAATATCTCGGTTGATTTTGGTGCGACTACAGGTCACGATAGTGGTGATAGATGGGCTGGTACTGCATCTCCTGTTAATGTAGATACTGGTTTCTTCACAAACCGAAATACTGGCACAAGTGGTGTCGGTTATACCCATATGGGTCTATGGTTTGATGTCACTGACGAGAAGTGGAAAATCATTGATGAGTATGACTCAACACCTACAGGAACAATTAATGCTGCCGACTCTTCGTTCAGTCTTGCAACTCTAGTTGCAAATACGTTTGAAGGTAATCTGATTGGTGCGGTAACAGGTAATGCTCAAACCGCTTCTGCTCTTGCAACTGGTCGTAACTTCTCCTTAACAGGTGATATTACTGCAAGTGCGGTATCCTTTGACGGAACAGGTAACGTAACACTTACAACTGCATACAATCCAGGCAGTATCGTAAACGCAGATATCAATGCAACTGCAAATATCGCTGATAGTAAACTCGCAACCATTACTACTGCGGGTAAGGTAAACAACTCTGCAACGACCGCTACAAGTGCAAATACTGCTTCTGCAATTATTGCTCGTGATGCAAGTGGTAACTTTGCGGGGGGTACATTCACTGGTGAAGTGAATCGTGACGCACAGACTACAGTAACCGCTGGAACATATGGTTCTGCAACTGCAATCCCTGTAATAACAGTTGATGCAAATGGTTTTGTAGATAGTATGGGAACAATCGGTGTATCAGGTATTACTGGTATAGACTTTAATAATTCAGACGGAACACTTACTATCAATACAAGTGGTAGTGACTTCTCTGATGTCCTTACCCTTGACCCATTCACTACTGCGGACTTGACAGAGAATACTAATCTCTATCACACAACCGCAAGAGTAAGAAGTGCCATTAGTGTAGATTCTGGCAGTGACTTGTCATACAACTCAACTACTGGTGTAATATCATTTACTGAATCGGATAGAAGTCCTGCTGATATTAGAGGATTATTCTCCGCAGGTGGTGATTTAAGTTATAACGATAGTACTGGACAATTCTCATTCACCGATTCTGCACAACATACGAGTGCAGAGATTCGTGCAATGTTCTCTGCGGGTGGAGACCTTACATTTAATAGTGGTACTGGTCAATTTAGTGTAACTAAGTTTACTACCGCAAACGCAAGAAGTTCAATCTCATTGACAGACGCTGGCGGTGCTGGTTCTGCTTCATATAACTCTGGTACTGGTGTGATTACCTATACAGGGCCGAGTGATGCGGAGATTCGTGGTAAGATTAGTGTAGATTCTGGCGGTGACTTGTCATACAACTCAACTACTGGCGTGGTATCATTTACTCAAAGAACCGATGCTCAAGTAAGAGGTCTTATCTCTGCTGGCGGAGACTTATCATATAATAGTAGTACTGGTGTCATGTCATTCAGTGAAACATATTCTACTGCAAGTGAACTTCTGACCGCAGTTAAGACTGTAGATGGCGATTCGAGTGGATTGAACGCTGACCTATTAGACGGTCAAGAGGGTTCTCATTACAGAATTAATGTTTATAACAATGCAGGCACGTTGTTAAACTAAGGATAAATAGATAAATGGCATCATATACAAGAATACAAACTAGACAAGAGTTCATTGAATATTGTCTACGTAGGTTAGGTTATCCCGTTATTGAAATTAATGTGGATGACGAACAAATCGAAGACCGTGTCAATGACGCATTGCAATTGTTTAATGAATATGGTGGGGAAGGTAGTTTTCGTGCATATATTCCATTCACAATAACACAAGCTATTATTGACCGTGGGTTTATTGATTTTGACTTAGACCCTATTACTGGTGTTACTGACCCCAATAATATTCTAAATGTTGTTCGTGTATTGCCAATTGATTCTCAAGTAGAAAGTGTTAATTTCTTTGATGTAAAATATCAAATGCGTCTTAACGATATGTGGGATTTGAACACTGGTGTCGGAGACCTTGCATACTATGAACAAATGCAACAGTATCTCTCTACTATTGATATGAAACTAAGCGGCACTCCTCAGATTCAGTTTGTTCGTGCAGGTAATACCTTGAATATCTTTGGTGATATTTCTGGAAGTAAGGGTGACCTACAAGCTGGTGATAAAATTTTAATGGAAATGTATTTTACAACTGACGCAAATGTCAATGGTAAAATCTATAATAATATCTTCTTAAAAGAATACGCAACCGCACTTATCAAAGAACAGTGGGGACAGAATCTTATTAAGTTTGAAGGAATGGTATTGCCTGGCGGTGTTCAGTTGAATGGTAGACAGATATTTGAAGATGCACGACAAGAAATAGAAGTAATTCGTCAACGAATATATAATGAGTATGACACACCACCAGACTTCTTTGTAGGATAACATAATGGCAACGAACCCGTATTTTAAACAAGGTGTTCGTTCTGAACAGACCGTTTATGAGGACATTATCATTGAAGCCCTCAAAATGTATGGTCAGGATGTGTATTACCTTCCACGAGAAATCATCAATCAAGATAACATCTTTCTTGATGACGTACCGTCACGTTTCGGTTCTTCTTATAAAGTTGAAATGTATATTGAGAACACCGAAGCATTTGATGGTGAAGGTGACCTGTTCACAAAATTCGGTATCGAATTAAGAGACCAAGCTAATTTTGTTGTTTCTAGAAAGAGATGGAAACAACTTGTCGGTACTCGTCTAGCTGAGAACAACTTCCGTCCTCGTGAAGGCGACCTAATTTATCTGACACTATCTAAATCTATATTTGAGATACGTAGAGTAGAAACCGAAACTCCATTCTATCAGTTATCAAATCTACCCACATTCCGTATGCAGTGTGAGTTATTCGAATATAATGACGAAGACTTTGATACAGGTATTGATGATATCAATAAAGTTGAAGAAGAGTCAGCATATCAAATTTCATTGACAATGGATTCTGCGGCAGGATATGACATTGGAGAAACCGTTACTCAGGTATTTGAAACATATAGTATGAAGGGTGAAGTTATTGATTGGTCTGATTCTGATGGTATTCTTCAACTTGCACATGTTGGCGCTACCGATGGTAAGTTCCACACATTTAACACATCAAGACTTATCACTGGGGACACCTCTGGTGCGAAAGCAAATGCAACACTAGTCGCTGAACTACAGAATATTCAAAGAGATGCACAGAACGCTATCTTTGATGATTTTGAAGGGGACTTCTTGGACTTCAGTGAGTCTAATCCATTCGGAGACATATCATAATGTTTGGCACATGGTTTTATCATAAGAGAGTAAGAACAGCCGTATCTGTATTTGGTTCGATGTTCAACAACCTATATGTTCTAAGACAGAACAGTTCGGGCGAAACTATTTCTCAAGTAAAAGTTCCGTTATCCTATGCACCCAAAAGAAATTTCATCTCACGATTAGAAGAGATGAGTAAGGGTGAGGATGCAGAACGTAGGGTTGCAATCAAGTTACCTCGAATGTCGTTTGAGATTACGAACATGCAATATGATGCAACTCGACAGTTACCCAAGAACAATAATATCTCATCCCTCGTTGAGAACAGTATCACAAGTAGACGTAAACTTTATACGTCCACCCCATACACAATATCATTTCAATTAAATATATATGCTAAATCACAAGACGATGCACTACAAATTGTAGAACAGATTCTACCATACTTTGCACCACAATATACTTTAACTATTAAACCCTTTGCTGATGTCGATACTTTGACCGAAGACGTTCCCGTTACATTATCGGGAGTCACCTTTCAAGATGACTTTGAGGGTTCGGTTGAACAACGTAGAACAATTATATATACATTAGACTTTGAAATGAAAATCTCTCTATATGGCCCAGAGTCTAATAAGAATATTATTCGTGATGTACGTAGTAATTTATTCTTACAGGAAGCTGGATTATCTGATAGTGATGTGTATATCAAAACTATAAAGGTTACACCAGACCCTTCAACCATAAGTGCGGATAGTGATTACGGATTTGTTGAAACCGACTTGGATAGTGCATAATGAGTGATAATGAAAAGAATATAAAAGACGACTACACCACCTCCCGTGACACCTATCACGATATAATTGAGAAGGGACGGGAGAGTATGGACTTGATGATTGAAGTCGCACGAGAGAGTGAACACCCCCGTGCCTTTGAGGTGTTGTCTGGCATGATGAAGAACATGGCGGATGTCACTGATAAACTGATGGACTTGAATAAGAAACACAAGGAAATCAATCAGACAGACGAACCCAAACAAATTGGTAACACAACCAATAACCTGTTCGTAGGAACTACTACAGACCTACAGAGACTTATACAGAATGAGAGAGTGGAAAAAGTAATAGATGTTGAACCCGAATCAGAATGAAAGTTATCTTGGCAATATTAATGTCAAGCGTGATGGAGTTCAACACAATTTTACTGAAGAAGAAGTCAAAGAATACATTAAGTGTTCTAAAGACCCTGTATATTTCTGTAAAAAATATCTAAAAGTTATTTCTCTTGATGAGGGTTTAGTACCCTTTACACTTTATCCCTATCAAGAGAAAATGTTTGACCACTTCAATAACAATCGATTCTCTATCGTACTTGCGTGTAGACAGTCTGGTAAATCGATTAGTTCCGTAGGATATATAATCTGGTTTGCTTGTTTCCATAGTGAGAAGACTATTGCGATACTAGCAAACAAGGGTGCAACTGCAAGGGAGATGTTGGCTCGTGTTACACTCATGTTGGAAAATCTACCATTCTTTTTGCAGCCTGGCACAAAGGCACTCAACAAAGGTTCGATTGAGTTTAGTAATAATTCTCGTATCATTGCCGCTGCTACCTCTGGTAGTTCCATTAGGGGTATGTCTGTTAACCTACTATTTCTTGACGAGTTTGCCTTTGTGGAAAGAGCAAATGAATTCTATACTTCTACATATCCAGTTATCTCAGCAGGTAAAGATACTAAGGTTATCATTACATCAACTGCAAACGGTATCGGTAATACGTTTCATAAGATTTGGGAAGGGGCGGTACAGAAGGTAAACGAATTCGTACCATTTACCGTTAACTGGTATGATGTGCCTGGACGTGACGAAGAGTGGAAAAGACAAACAATTTCCAACACGTCTCAGTTACAGTTCGACCAAGAATTTGGTAACACCTTTTTTGGTACAGGTGATACACTAATCAATGCCGAAACACTGTTATCATTTAGAGCATTCAACCCAAAAGAATTTCTTGAGGGTGGCGACTTATTAATATATGAACGCCCAGACAAAGACCATGAATATATCATGACTGTGGACGTATCAAAAGGAAGAGGTCAGGATTATTCTACGTTTAACGTAATCGACATTAGCACGAGACCGTTCAAACAGGTTGCTGTCTATCGCAATAATACTATATCTCCAATACTCTTTCCTAATATTATATATAAGTACGCAAATCTCTACAACGAGTCATATGTTGTTATCGAATCAAATGACCAAGGAACATTGGTCTGTCAAGGACTGTATCAAGACTTAGAATACGAGAATATCCATATGGAATCTGCCGTCAAAGCAGACCGTATTGGTATTGAAATGAATCGAAAGGTTAAACGATTGGGTTGTTCTGCAATCAAGGATATTCTAGAGAATACTAAACTAAATATTATTGATGAGAATACCATCATGGAAATCTCTACTTTTGTGTCAAGGGGTCAATCATACGAAGCTTCGGATGGTAATCACGATGACTTAATGATGAATCTAGTTATGTTTGGTTACTTTGTATCATCTCAATTCTTTGCTGATATGACTGATATTAACCTAAAAGAACTCATGTTTGCGAAGAAGATGAAAGAAATTGAGGATGATGTACCACCCGTAGGTTTCATTGATGATGGGTTATCCCAAGTCAGAGAAGAAGAAGAACAGAAAACGGCAGGTTGGCATACGTTCGAAGGTATGGATACTGGTGTGGAAGAATGGTAATGTATAAATAAAGGTATGTGAATATAATCGTATTATGAAAACTTATAATTAAACTAAAGGAAAAAAGTTATGGCTCTTTTTACACCCTCTGCTTCTCCTGCTGTAACAGTAAAAGAAATTGACCTGACGGGCGTAGTGCCTAACGTTCAAACTTCTACTGGTGCAATTGTAGGAAACTTCGGTTGGGGGCCTGTTGGAGTTGCGACTCTGGTTTCAGATGAATCTGGACTAGTTAGCACTTTCTCGGCACCGACTGACGAAAACACAGTAGATTTTCACTCTGCTGCGTATTTTTTAAGATATTCTAACTCACTCTATGTTGTGCGTGAGCAGGACAGTGATGGCGTTAATGCTGTCGCAAACCACACCTCCCTCGGTTCATTGACTGCACAAGCAATCAATAATCTAGACGCATTCGAAGGTCTGTCGCTTGACAGTTCTGATGGTGCATTCATCGCTAAGTACCCAGGCGAACTAGGTAACTCTCTAAAAGTTTCTATTGTAGGAACGGATAGTGCCGCCGGCGCCACAACCAACTTTAATAGTTGGGCATATAAAGACCAGTTTGATGCTGCTCCAGGCACTTCAACCTTCGTATCTAACCTCGGTGGTAGTAATGACGAAATCCACGTTGCGGTTATTGACGAAGATGGTGAATTGACTGGAACCGCTGGAACAGTTCTTGAAACATTCCCGTTCTTGTCCGTTGCTAAAAACGCAAAGGCATCTGACGGTACATCTAACTACTATAAAGATGTGTTAAAGACTCGTTCAAATTGGGTATATGCTGGTGGATTCCATACGGGTGACTCAGATAGTCTGAGTGACTTTGTAGGTACAAACTGGGGTAATAACGCAACAACAACTGGTGAGAACTTTGCGACTGGACAAAACTTCAGCGCAACTCAAAACACTTGGTCATTTGCTTCTGGTGTTACTTCAAGTTCAATCGGAACTGACGACATTATGCGTGGTTACGATAACTTCAACGACAAGGATAATATCGAGATTGACTTCTTGATTAGTCCTGAGTCTGTGTCAGATGCAACCGCAACAACTGTGGTCAATGATTTGGTAAGTATTGCAACTGCTCGTAAAGACTGTGTGGTTACTGCCTCACCTTCTCGTGCTGCTGTAGTTACAACTGGCACGAACGCTGCTGTTCTTGCTTGTAACAACACATACACCAAGTCTTCTTACTTGATACATGACAACAACTATATCAAAATATTTGATAAGTATAATGACAAATATATTAAGATTCCTGCTAACTCCTCAACTGCGGGTCTCATGGCTGCAACCGACTTAGTCGCTGCACCGTGGTACTCTCCTGCTGGTGCTAGACGTGGTAGATATCTTGGTATTACAGATATTATTGTGTCTCCAACTAAAGTAGAAAGAGACGCACTATATAAGGTAGGTATCAACCCTATTGCAAACATCCCTGGCGAAGGCGTTATGCTCTTCGGTGACAAGACTAACGAATCAAGACCTTCTGCATTTGACAGAATCAATGTTCGTAGATTGTTCCTCGCTGTGGAACGTGCAATTAGTATAGCTGGTAGAAACGTAATGTTTGAATTCAATGACGAGTTTACTCGTGCAGAATTCGTTAACATCGTTGAACCGTTCTTACGTGAGATTCAAGGAAGACGTGGTATCACTGACTTCCGTGTAGTCTGTGACGCAACGAACAATACACAAGCTGTGGTTGACCGTAATGAATTCATCGCAAGTATCTTCATCAAACCTGCACGTTCTATCAACTATGTAACATTGAACTTTGTTGCTGTTAGAACTGGTGTAGACTTTGAAGAAGTTGTTGGCACAGTTTAAGGAGTAGGAAAAATGGCAATATTAGGCGTAGATGATTTTAAATCGAAACTCAGAGGGGGCGGTGCTCGTCCTAATCTGTTTAAAGCGACCGTCAACTTTCCAGGCTATGCAGCGGGAGATGTAGAACTTACATCTTTCCTTTGTAAGACTGCTCAGTTGCCAGCGTCCGTAATGAATGTGTTTGAAGTTCCGTTCCGAGGTCGTCAATTAAAAATGGCAGGCGATAGAACATTTGAACCTTGGACAGTAACCATTATCAATGATACTGACTTCAGCATCCGTAACGCTATGGAACGTTGGATGAACGGTATCAATGCCCACCAAGCTAATACTGGTCTGAGTAATCCTATTGATTACCAATCAGACTTGATTATTGAGCAGTTGGATAGAGATGGTGAAACACTCAAAACTTATAACTTCCGTGGTTGTTTCCCGACTAATGTCAGTGCAATCGATGTGAGTTATGAGACTGTAGATGCTATCGAAGAGTTTACAGTTGAGTTCCAAGTTCAATATTGGGAATCTGATACCACTAGTTAATCTAGTTATAGATAGAGGGGTAAGGGGATAATCTCTTACCTCTTTATTATATACATTGAAGGTACATAAATGGCAGAACAAGACAATAGTATTCTCAAACTATTTGGTTTTGAAATCAAGAGACAAGACTCTAAATCAGACCAAAAAGAAAAAGAGAAGTTAAAATCAATTGTTGCTCCCACCGATGAAGATGGTGCGGGGTATGTTACTGCGTCTGGTAGCCACTACGGTCAATATATTGACATGGAAGGTAGTCAGGCAAAGGACAACCAACAACTCATTATGAAATATCGTGGTGTCGCATCACACCCTGAAGTAGATGCAGCTGTTGAAGATATCGTTAACGAATCAATTGTTGGTTCAGAAATGGATGTCACATGTGAATTGAATCTGGACAAAGTAGACGCACCAGATAGTATTAAAAAACAAATGACCGAAGAGTTCAACAACGTTTATGGTATGTTGAAATTCACCGATTTGGGTCATGACATATTCCGTTCATTCTATGTTGATGGTCGTATCTATCACCACCTCGTAGCGAATGAATCAAATCTTAAAGCTGGTATCCAAGAAATCAGAACGATTGATGCCGCAAAGATTCGTAAAGTAAAAGAAGTAAAACATAAGAAAGACCCAATAACTGGCGCAAAGGTTGTTGAGAAGGTCTCCGAATTTTATATCTATCAAGAAAGAGCAGGTGCAAATCAAGGCGTAAGACTTTCTCCTGATAGTGTTTCATATGTGTCTAGTGGTCTCCTTGACCCTAGTAAGAAACAGGTTGTGTCCTATTTACACAAGGCACTAAAACCAATTAACCAATTACGTATGATGGAAGACAGTCTTGTTATCTATCGTCTCGCACGTGCCCCCGAACGTAGAATTTTCTACATCGATGTCGGTAACATGCCACGTAATAAATCAGAATCATATATGCGTGACATTATGTCTCGTTATAGAAATAAGATTGTATATGATTCAAGTACTGGTCAACTTAAAGATGACCGCAAACACATGTCTATGTTGGAGGACTTCTGGTTACCTCGTAGAGAAGGTGGTCGTGGTACAGAGATTAGTACATTGCCTGGCGGTGAGAACCTTGGTCAGATTGATGACATCCTGTACTTCCAGAAGAGACTGTATCGTTCATTGAACGTACCTGTCAACCGATTGGAACAAGAAGCGCAATTTACACTAGGTAGGTCAACAGAGATTTCTAGGGACGAAGTTAAGTTCCAGAAGTTTATTGACCGTCTACGTAGAAGATTCTCAATGTTGTTTACTGGTATTCTCAAGAAACAACTTATCATGAAAGGTATTATTACCGAACAGGATTGGGAAGAGTGGAAGAATTCTATTACAGTTGACTTCCAAAGCGACAACCACTTCTCGGAACTAAAGGATGCAGAACTGTTACAAAACAGACTACAAACTCTAGACCAAGTATCACAATATGTTGGTGAGTACTTCTCACGTGAGTGGGCAATGAAAAACGTCATGATGATGTCTGACGAGGACATCGAAGAAATGAAAAAACAAGTCGAAGCTGAAAACTCAGTAGTAGACGAAGATGAGGAAATTTAAAATGAGTGAAGTAGAAAATCAAGAAATTGAAACCGTACAACCCCATGCGGTAGAAGAACTAATTAATCAAATCACTTCGGGTGACTTGACTAATGCAGAGGGTTCGTTCCATAGTATCGTTCAAGATAAGATGGCAGATGCACTAGAAGCACAACGTATTGCGACTGCACAAGCAATCTTTAACGACCAAGACGATGACATCGAAGACGAAGATGACTTCGAAGTGGACGAAGAATCCGAAGAAAATGAAGAAATTATTGCAGAATTAGAGGATGATGACGAAGAAACTGCATAAATATGTTGTTTCAAAAACATTATTCTTATAAATAATACTATGAAAACATACAAAGAACTTTTGTCAGAATTAAAAGAACGCAAGCCAAAAGGTGAAGTGGTCTTAGACAAGAAAGTTAAACGTATCCCTGTTCTTATCACTAAGGAGAAGGGTACTTTACCTTTTGTGGTACATATTGATGGTGACCGATTGGACGCTTTCAAATCACTAAAGGATGCAGAGAAGTCTGCGATGAGAGTAATAAAGGAATTAACCTAATGAAGTTAATTACAGAATTTACAGAAAACGAAACTCTACAATGTATAGTAGAGAAGAAAGAGAATGGCGAGAAAAGTTACGTCATCGAAGGCGTTTTCGCACAGGCAGACAAAAAGAATAGAAACGGACGTGTTTACCCCAAGGCCATTATGGAGAATGCGGTAAACAAATACGTAACAGAACAAGTATCTAAGAAACGGGCAGTAGGGGAACTAAACCATCCCGAAGGGCCGACAGTTAACTTAGACAAAGTTTCACATCTCATCACAGACCTCAGATTTGAGGGAAATGATGTGGTTGGAAAGGCACAAATATTGGAAACTCCAATGGGTAAGATTGTAAAAGGTCTCCTTGATGGTGGTGTCCAACTAGGAGTGTCAACTCGTGGTATGGGTAGTCTTGAGCAGAGAAACGGCGCAATGGTCGTCAAAGACGACTTTATTCTTAGTACGATTGACATCGTACAAGACCCTAGCGCACCTGAAGCTTTCGTTAATGGTATAATGGAAGGTGTAGACTGGGTTTGGAATAACGGTGTTTTAACGCCTCAAGTAATTGAAAAAATGGAGACTGAAATTAAACACGCTCCGAAAACTGTCTTATATGAGACAAGTGTTCGAGAGTTCAAGAATTTCCTCTCGTTAATTAAATCTAATATGTAAGGAGTCAATTATGACTGAAGAAAGTAAAGTCGAAGTTGAACTTCACGATGAAGACATTAACGACATTGTGGAAGAAACTCTCGAAGAAGGAAGCGCTCCTGCTCCTAAAGGGAAACCTGATACAAATGCAACTGACGAAGAAGAGTCAATCGCATCTGTAGATAAAGCAGCAGACGCAACCAAAGCAAAACAAGCTCCTGCACCGAAAACAAAAGCGGGCATGATTAATGCAATGAGCATGAAGTTACACGCTATGAAAAAAGCAGACCTTCAAGCCTCATACGGCAAGATGATGGGCGAAGAAGTTGAAGTAGACGATGCAATCGTGGAAACACAGATTGATACCTCTGCTGAACTGGACGCATTAGTCGAGTCTGAAGCTACTCTCAGTGATGAGTTTAAAGCTAAAACCGCAGTAATTTTCGAAGCAGCTGTAAAATCAAAACTATCAGAAGAAGTTGATAGAATTGAAGCGCAGTACAAGGAAGAGTTGGCAGAAGAAATTTCTTCTACTAAATCAGAACTTGTAGAGAAAGTAGACAGCTACCTGAACTACGTAGTTGAAACTTGGATGGAAGAAAATCAAGTTGCAATCCAGAGCGGTCTCCGCACTGAAATTGCCGAGACTTTCATGGACAAAATGAAAGACCTGTTTACAGAGTCTTACATTGAAGTACCTGAATCCAAGGTTGACCTAGTTGACGAACTGGCTGAGTCAGTAGAAGAACTTGAGACTCGTCTCAACGAAACTACTCAGAAAGTTATTGACACTACAGAGGAACTGGAAGTATACAAACGTGAAACGATTATTCGTGAAGCGACACGTGAACTTGCAGAAACTCAAGTTGAAAAATTGAAATCACTCGTTGATGGTTTGGATTTTGATGACGAAGAATCTTTCGCATCTAAAGTAAAAACTGTAAAAGAGTCGTATTTCTCAAAAGAAATCACTGATAAGGGTGAAGTAGAACAAATCATTGAAGACGCTGATGAAACATCTGAAGTATCTTCTGTGATGGAATCCTATCTAGCAACTATCAGAAAAACAGCATCTAAATCATAAGGAAAAATTAAAATGCAATCTTACGACACATTAATCGAAAAGTGGGCTCCAGTTCTTAACGAAGAGTCCGCTGGCGTGATTGGCGATAATCACCGCCGTGCAGTTACCGCTGCAATCTTAGAAAACCAAGAAAGAGCAATGATGGACGACCGTCAGGCTTCTCATGGTTTTATGACCGAAAACGCTGCTGCTGGTGCTAATAACACTGGTTCAGTAAATAACTTTGACCCAGTACTAATCTCATTAGTACGCCGTGCAATGCCTAACCTCATCGCTTATGATGTGTGTGGTGTTCAACCTATGAATGGCCCAACTGGTCTCATCTTTGCGATGAAATCACGTTACCAAGGTGGCGCTACTGCAAATCGTGAAGCACTATTCAACGAAGCTGAAACTCAGTTCTCTGGTGATAGTTCTGGTACTCACGACAGTGACAACGCTTCTGGTTGGAATGGTGTTGACAGTGAAGGCGCTCGTTTGACTGACCTTGCTGCTGGCGGAATGCCAACTGCGGACGCTGAAGCACTTGGTCGTGTTGGTGGTTCATCTTTCAACGAAATGGGTTTCACCATTGAAAGACAGACTGTAACTGCTAAGTCACGTGCTCTTAAAGCTGAGTACACTTTAGAACTTGCACAAGACCTTAAAGCGATTCATGGTCTTGACGCAGAAACAGAATTGGCTAACATCCTCTCTACTGAAATCCTTGCGGAAATCAACCGAGAAGTTATCCGTACTGTTAACAGCCAAGCGAAAACTGGTGCTCAACAAGCTAACGTTACTGCAAAAGGTATCTTTAACTTGTCTTCTGACGCTGATGGTCGTTGGTCTGCTGAGAAGTTCAAAGGTCTAACTGTACAGATTGACCGTGAAGCAAACGTAATTGCAAAAGAAACAAGACGTGGAAAAGGTAACGTAGTTATCTGTTCTTCAGATGTTGCTACTGCACTTGCTGCTGCTGGTTCTTTGGACTACTCACCTGCAATCAGCAACAACCTTCAGGTTGATGACACTGGTAATACTTTTGCTGGTGTATTAAACGGACGTATCCGTGTATACATCGACCCTTATGCTAGCACTGATTATATCACTGTTGGTTATAAAGGTACTAACCCGTATGACAGTGGTGTATTCTACTGCCCATACGTACCGTTGCAAATGGTTAAAGCAGTTGGTGAAGATGACTTCCAACCACGTATCGGGTTTAAAACTCGTTACGGTATGGCTTCAAACCCATTCGTTGGTGCTACACCTTCTGACGGTCTTGCTGCTGCAAAGACTAACCAGTACTACAGAATCTTCAAGGTTACTAATATCTTGACTTAATCTGTAATAAGAAGAGTGATTGGATTGGGAGCGCCCAGTCGTTAAATCACCGTTCTTTAAGGGAGACTTTCGGGTCTCCCTTTTTTTTGGCATAAAAAACCCCACCGAAGTGGGGTAAAGGAAAGTTGGAGCGGAGAGATAGAATTGCACTACCACTTCTAGGTTGGAAACCTAATGTTCTACTCTTTGAACTATCTCCGCATTGTTTGTATATAGTACCACACTATACAGTTAAAGTCAAGCCACTTTTACCAATTCTTTTACATTTTCTGTTTCCCTATTTTGCGGTAGGAATCCAAGAACACGTAAAGGAAAAACTTTCAGTCCACAATGTTCCAACGCAGCCTTGTGTTGATTCAGTTGTTCTATGAATTTCTTTCTTTTTAGTTCAAGTGGCAACTTTGCAGTTGGCGCTTTCACATGTCCAATTAAGTCAGTATACTTCCCTGTTTCCATGTAACGTTGAACAGCTTGCATGATAACACGATACTGATAACCTTCACCAATACACACACCGTATGTATCACTATCTTCATTATATTCACCACCAACGACATGTTCAGTCGATGCGTGATTTTCAACCCACTCTTGTACTCTTACGGGTGAGGGAAATAATCTGTAAGGTTGTGGGGTTCCAACTTCTTCCATAACCATATTCAGTACACGACCCTTACATGATGCATCACGAGTTCTACCGTAAATACGTGTGAACTCTTTACGAATAGCATCTTCGGTGTTAGGGATACGTCCGTCAGATACCTTACGACTAAGGTGATGTCGCATATCCACTTCCTTGTTGAGATGTTTGGGATAACCCTCATTCTCTCGTGCTTGTACATCTTCCATCTGTGATGGTGTACCAACAAGTAGTGTGAATATCCAGTCCTTTTGTCCTAAGGCACGGATTGCGTCACTACGTCCATATCCATAGACTAGGACATAACGTTTCGCATGGCCATCACCACGGTCATATACAGCTGGGGGGAACTCTGCCGTATCAACACCGTTTGCGAATGACAAACGAAGTTGTTCAAGTTCTTGTGCTGTGTGGGTTTCTACTTTTTGGTTATTACCCCCTTCATCATCGATATGAATATTATCGAAAGATATCTTGAGGTTTTTTACTGAAGTTACACCAAGGTCGGTGTAGTTGGGTAACGCAATTGCGTCAGGGTTTGATGCAGAATAATCTGCGAGTGCTATAATAGCCATAGTTTTCTCCTATTGGATTAAAGTTAAGTGAAGTAGAATGCCAAAGAGGTTTCCTAAAACACAATAATATATATAAGACTTTTATCTTATAATATCAATATCGTCTGCGTTTGTATTCCAAGTCTCTATAACAGAACGCAAACGTCCATCTGCTTTTAGAGTTTCGTATCGATTGGTCGCCTTCTTACGCCACCAATCTGTCACACCCTCAAGACTGAACCTATCAAAGTTATCTGCTTTGACAATGGTATCCGACTCAAGGTTGAGATACTTCTTCACACTCTCACGGTCAAATCCCATGCAAGAGTAATATGAATTCTTTTGTTGTGTTAGTCCCTTCGCATCAATAAAGGTTTGACAGAACTTGTCGTATGCATTTACGTCATATTCCTTTAGAGAGTTTTTGATGATAGACACCATCTTCTGTTGTGTCTTCAACTTACGAGATGATGCATCCTTTGGTACAAGAGACTCACCGTTGTTACGTTTAATAAACCAGTCACTCAATGTACGATAGTTGTTGTCATTGATAAGTGGTGCAAAATTAGAGTCTGTCTGGCCATTACCAATCAATAGTGGTTTCATACCAGAGTACATAGACACACCACCCTTGGCATTACCGTACAGGGACGTGGTCTCGAACATACAGATGTTTGAGTCATACTTCTTATTGAGTGCGTCACGTACCGTATGAGAGGTACATATAGAGGCGAGTAACTTACCACCAAGGTAGTTGAACCCGAATGGTTGCACAGGTACGATATTGAATCCCATGATACAGGACTCATTGAATCGTTTCATAACCTCTGCATTCATAGTATCAAGAGGTTTACCCAACCACTCATTACGTGGTCGGCTATTAATAGTGGGTGACCCGAATCGAATCATACCAATGACCATACCCGTGTTCTTCTCACGTACTACCCAGTTCATCATCTTGCCAGGAATTGACGCTTCTACAGGTGCGGATGTGGTGATATCCATATAGGACATGAATTGGTCACGTTTCGCCTCTGCGATAGTGAACTCCATATCTTGGGGGTGCATATCGAAGTTGTTGAACAGGTCTTCCTCTGGGCCCATGCCAGGCAGAGTGAACGGCATAGAGTCCATCCGTTCCAATTTAATCTGTCGCATATAGTCATCGATACGGTCAAAGTTCGCAAAGAACTCCGTAAAGACGTTTGCAGCATATTCTGCATCTGTTTTCGATAGAATCATGTATATCTCTCAGTTATGTGTACCACTATACAGTATATAGCAAATAATGTCAAGGGTTAATTTAATTAAAAAAAAGTGTTGCCAAAGGTTGCTGTTGTTGTTATAATAAGTACATAAACTAAAGAAAGGAAAGAAATATGACACCATTTACTAAAGAAGACTTCACTTGGGACGGTATGTATCTCATGTATAGGGGTAAACATACTAAGAGTGTGAACATGGAGGTCGCAAGACCAAACTGTCATCCATCTTGGGTTGGTCTACCAAAACCAGAGTTCATCGCAAGGTTCAAGTATGGTTACAAACCTTGGAAGGCATGGGTTAACTTCCTTGTGAAGAATGTTACTGTTGAACAGTACCTTGCATTGTCTGAAGAGATTCATCCCGCTCCTGCAATGAAAGCCCTTGGTTATAGAGGTAAGTGTTAATGGAATATTTACAAGAGATTACTGATTGGGGAGAACACAATGTCCCCAATCACACATACATTGTGAACCAAGCGGGACAACTTGCTGGTTATATTAAGGTAGGCACTACTGAAGAAATCATGTTTAAGAAGCCCATGAAACAGTGGTCAAAGGCACGAAGAAAGTTTAAAAAACTTGTTGCCAAAACTAGTTAAATATAGTATAATACTTGTATTGATAATGAGAAAAGGAAATAAATTATGAAGATTGTAATCCAAACCCAAATCCTTGAAAACTATGCCGCTCATGATGAGAACTATTCTCATGGGGTTGATGAGGCATACTGGAAGGCCAAAGGTGGTAACACCTACGTGGTCGAGGGTGTATCTATTGAGGACGCACAGTCCGAAGGTTACTACGATACAATCTTCGATTTAATCACGGAGAACAACCCGTCATTCCAAGAGTACATCTTGGGTTCCGACCTGATTGATGATGCAGACTTTGTTGAGTCTGACCACAAACAACCGTGGGAATCAATCACCTATATCACCCAAGAGGGTGAACAGTTCCGTGCAACCAAGGCCTTGGAGAACGGTGAGTATGGTTACATGAGAAAGGAAATCGCAAAGACCGTTGAGACCTATATAATGAAAGATAGGGACTTTGATGGTGCGAATTCGTTCTTCGAGAACGGAACATTCCGTAAACAGTTTCATCTTGTTGATGGTACTGTTTGTCAAAACCAAAGTGAATTTTTAAATGTGATAGGAGCATAATATGAAAAAGGTATATGAAGTACGATTGGCCAATCAAGGTCGTGAGTGTTTGAAGTGGTATTCTTTTGATACCGCAAAAGAGGCAGTGAAGTTTGTTTTGAAACAACTGCACGAAGTTGGGTTTACTGTTGATGGTAAAACCTATGAAGAGAAGTTCGAGGAAATCGAATGGGTAGGAAAGGGGAGAATCGTCAATGTATGATTATCATCGATTAATCGCAGCTGCCATGGTTGCACAACAACGTGGCACATCCGATTGGTGTAAAAAGTACTGGGGTGGTGTTATTGACCAACTCGTAAAAAATATGCATGAATCAGAAACCGTTCATTAAACTCTTATAAATAGTAGTATAGACTATTAAGAGGACATTATGGCAGTTAATTCAAAAGTTCAGATTCTAGATGAAGAACTGACAACCAATTTAAACTATCTCCAACCTACGGGGTTTCGTGTTGTTATTGACAGAACGAGATACCCGAACTTGGAATATTTTTGTCAATCGGTGTCACATCCTGGCGCACAGTTAACTCCACTAGAATTACCTGTACGTAGGATTACTTCCGTACCTTTGGCTGGTGATAAGATGACATTCTCGGAAGTGTCGTTTTCTATCATCCTTGATGAGAACATGACCTCCTATCGTGAGATGTATGACTGGATGGTTCGTATTACTAATGACGGTCAAGTGTCTGCATCTGAGAGAGATACCAAAGTCCCTACATATGCTGACGTTACATTACATGTGTTGTCTAGTCACAATAACACAACACAGAAGATTAAGTATTTTGATTGTGTGCCTACTGGAGTTGGTTCTATTGAATTCAATTCAACGCAAGGTGATACAACCTACGTTACCTTTGACGCAACATTTAGGTTCTCACAATTTACAATAGTTTGACATTAACCCTTTAGTTATGGTATAATACATTATGATTGACTTAGAAAGCATCCTTGCGGAGTGGAAAGAAGACTCCCAAATATCACCACATCAACTTGATGAAACCTCACGTGTGACGCCTGCGTTACACTCAAAGTATCTTGAGTATCTGTCACTGACTAAACTTCGTCTGAAGAAGTCGGAGTTTAAACAGAAGGAACTACTCAAGGACAAGTATCTTTACTACGAAGGAAAGATGTCTAGAGAGGAAATTGAATCTCGTGGTTGGGCATATGACCCGTATGATGGCCTCAATGCAACAACCAAAAACTTTAAGGAGTACTACTACGACTCCGATAAAGAGATTCAGGATTCTGAGATGAGAATCCAATACCTCAAAACAACTGTTGAAACTCTCACTGAAATTGTATCTAATCTTAACTGGAGACACCAGACGATTGGTAACATGATTCGATGGAGAAGTTTCGAAGCAGGTATGTAAGGCATATATAGATGCATGACACTACCTAATACTATTACCGTTGGTTTAAGAGACCACTCGATGATGTTGGTTGATTGTAACCAACACCAACTCCAAGAACTGAGAGACTACTTCTCATTTTATGTCCCAGGCCATAAGTTCATGCCGGCTTTCAAATCAAGAAAGTGGGACGGTAAAATCAAACTCTTCAATCAGATTACCCGTGAATTAAATACGGGTCTCTACGAACATCTGAAGAAATTCTGTTCTGACCGCATGTATCCTCTCCAACTACAGGAGACTGCATATGGTCATCCCGCACAATTCAATCATGTGCAACACCAGAATCTAGTTAAGTTCCAAAGCGAACTCAACCTACCGTTCGAACTACGTGACTATCAATATGATGCGGTAACCCACGGTATTGAAAAGAAACGGGCAATTCTTCTATCACCTACGGGTAGTGGTAAGTCGTTTATCATCTATAATCTACTACGATGGTATCTTGATAACTTTGATAAACAGGTTCTTATCGTTGTTCCGACAACAAGTCTGGTAGAACAGATGTACAAGGATTTTGAAGACTATGGGTATGATGTCACAGACAATGTGCATCGCATCTATAGTGGTAAGGATAAGACCACCGATAAACCCATCATCATTTCTACGTGGCAGTCAATCTATAAGTTCCCGAAGGAATGGTTCGAGACTATGGGGTGCGTGTTTGGTGACGAGGTACACCTGTTCAAAGCAAAGTCTCTGTCAGGTATCATGAACAAGTGTGTCAATGCGGAGTATCGTTTCGGTACTACAGGTACACTAGATGGTACAGAGACGAACAAACTCGTATTAGAAGGACTCTTTGGCCCGACTAAACGAGTGACCGCAACCAAGGACTTGCAAGAGAAGGGTACACTGGCAAAATTAGATATATCTGTCCTATTACTGCGTTACCATAATGATGTGTGCCACATGATGAAGGACAAGACCTATCAAGAAGAGATGGATTATATTGTCACCAATGAGAGTCGTAATAGACTTATAAGTAATCTTGCATTAGACCAAAAAGGTAATACTCTGGTCATGTTTCAGTTCGTAGAGAAACATGGTAAACCTTTATTTGATATGATTAAGGATAAAGCGGGTGACCGACCAGTGTATTATGTGAGTGGTGAAGTCGAGACAAAAGACCGTGAACAGATACGTGGTATCGTAGAAGGACAAAAGAATGCAATTATTGTTGCTAGTTTGGGCACTTTCAGTACTGGTATTAATATTAGGAATTTGCATAATATAGTATTTGCATCCCCTAGTAAGAGTCAAGTTAAGGTGTTACAATCGATAGGGCGTGGTCTGAGGAAGTCTGACGATGGCTCTGTGACCAAGTTATATGATATTGCGGATGATATGCACATCAAGTCTCATAAGAACTTTACACTGCGACACAGCGCAGAAAGAATTAAGATATATACTAAGGAACAGTTCCCCTAC